ACATTATGATTACAAATTAAAAACTTTTAGTGCTAAAGAAATTCTTGACAAAGAAAAGGATTTAAGAAGGTTGATGCGTTTGAATACGACTAGGGAGAACATGGATTTGGCTGATAAGGCTGGGTTTTCTCAAAAGCAGATTTTTTGGAAGTTCTATAATTTTGAATGTTGGATGCTTGTTAAGTAGTTAAGCAATTATTGTTAGCAGTACAACTATTAGCACATAGCCACTTATGGTGGCGATTCCTTTGATTGTTTCCATAGTTCTCCTCGTACACTAGGCTATCGAATCCGATAGGGAAGTGTGGTAGGCACACCGACCCCCCTACTTGCATACTATACAGGGGTTTAGTATAATAAAAGTGTAGGGAAAGGGGTCAGGTTGAAAAGATATGAAAAACTTGGCTTGTGCCAGAGAAAACATTCAGTAAATGTCATAAAGAAAAACTTGAAAGAATATTTTCAAGAACACGCTTCAGGTGAGGAATTAGAAGGTTTAATTGCCGAGGCTTTGCAAGAGTGTTATCAAGATAGAAAGTCAGCATGTGATTGGGCATATTGTGACAAATAAGGAGGCAATAATGGAAAACATTTGGTGTTGTGGCAGTTGTGGTGATTCATTCAGTAAAGACGAAGGAATAGTTACCCAAGATAGCAACACGCATTTCTCGTTTATATGTTTTGAATGCAAAGGTGCTTGACAACTAAACTAGGGTTTAGTACTATGGAATTGAAAGGGAGGCAAAATGTCAGACAAGTTAATTGAAAGAATCAATCAGTACACAGAACATCTTCAATACCTTTCCTTCGAGCAACACTATTGTTGGAAAGCAAACTACGAAGAACTACAAAACAAATCAGAAGACGAACTTCTTGATTTCACAATCAAAACTTACGAAGAAGACTACTTCGAACTACAAGATAACCCAAAGTTCATCAGAATAGTTCGCAAAGATAAATACAGCAATGGTGGTTCTGCACATGCTTTCGTTGAGAAATCAACAGGAAAGTTAGTTAAAACAGCGAGTTGGAAATCGCCAGCAAAGAAATCAAATGGCGAACTTCAATCAAAATACAACTTGTTAGATGATGACTCATTCGAGTTGTTAATCGAACAAGCCGACATCTATGGAGGTCACTTATATGTACGATAAAGCAATCAAAATATCTTGGAAAGCATTCAGCGACCCAGAAAGAGAAAAAGGTGGTCGTAAAGTGTTTCCAGTTGAATCATTAACATTCAACGCTGAAGGACTATTCGATGATTTGAGCGATTTTCAAATTTGCGAAAAAGTTTTTCAAGACACAAATCTTTATGGTGGCAAAGTTTGGGAAAAGATTAAAGATAATCTTCCTCAAGAACGAAGCCACACAGCATTATCAATCGGTGACGAAGTAACAATCTATGATTTCACCGAGGACAGAAAAACAAAAATCTATCGCTGTTCAGAAGTAGGATTCACCTTGGTTGATGTTATCTGGGAATTAAATCCTCGTAAAAAGAAATTACAGGAGGTGTGACATGGATTTAGTTTTCACTCCGTTAGAAACATGGTTGATGTTTGGCTGGTTCTTCTTCATCCTTTGGAGATTAGTGAAGAAGATAGGCTAAATGCTTGACAATAAACTTTAGTTTAATAAAATAAAAATATACGAAGGGAGATAAAGATAAAAACAGATAAAAATTTGATGTATGAACATTCTGATAAATTTTCAGAAATTAACAAGGCTAATCCTTTTTTTTCAGAGGATTTGAACAACAATCTTGTTTGTCCATCTTGTGATTTCAAAATAGTCCACAAAAAATATACCTCATTTATCGAAACTTTTAATGAGGTTATTATTCACATGCTTGACACACATAGTAAAGAGCAGTAGGTATTTGACACTAAACCCCAGTTTGGTATAATAGAAGTAGAGGGAAGGGAGACCCAAGAATGGCAACATTAGTAATCAAAAGGGCTTCAGTAGATGAAATTTATCGTGAAGCATATTCAGCAGGATTAAAAGCAGGTAACGAAGTCCAAGTAACCCCAATAATTGTGGGCGAAGAAACTTCACCATTTAGCAACATCATTGACAAAACTAAACCAACATATTTTGTTGAAGGTGGCGTTTGTGGTTTTGCTTGGGTAAAGATTCGACCAGCGAGAGGTAAGTTTGTTCAATTCTTAAAAGATAAAGGAATTGGATACAAAAATAGTTACGAAGGTGGCTATGATTTATCTTGCCGTGAGTTCGGACAATCTTTAACACGCAAAGAAGCATTCGTTCAAGCGTTTGCAAAAGTATTACGCGAATACGGAATTGATGCTCAAGGTCAATCACGAATTGACTAATTAAATCGTCTCCCCATGCTTTCTGGCGAGGGTATGGGGATGACACTTAGTATAAGGGAGAAAAAATGTCAGAAACAGGAATTTGTGTCGAATGCAAAGAAGAAGACCATTATGGTATCTATGGATATTTTGATAGTCTTTACTATTGTCAAAATTGTTTCCAATCCAATTTAGAACAACCATCAACAATTTATCGAGCATACAAAGATTCTGTACAAAAACAAATTTTTACAGACATTTTTGCTCAAACTGAAGATGGAGATGAAACTTACGATTGGTTCGATACTATTTTGAAAGATACAGCAAAGTCGCCATTGAATTATGTTAAAACAGATTCTTGGCGTGGATACTACGATTCAAGTAAAGGATTTAATCTTGAATCTTTAGCATCTGGTTGGACAACAGGTTGGGCTGACGAATATCATCAAAGAAAACTTGATTTCAATAATTTTGCTGAAAAATTGTTATCTCAAGAAATCGAAAGCCCTTATGAAATCTTTATTCTGGTTGAACCAACATCAAATGTGTTTTCGACAGCAGTTGATGTTTTAGTGAAAGAGAAGGATAAAGAAAAGATTGAAGAGTGGCTTTCTAGCGAGGGCTACGATATTTCAAGAATCCAACACGCTTTATCCTAAATCCGAGAAGTATCTGGGGTTTAGTGCTAAAATTACTTAAACCCCAGTAAAAACTGGATAGGGAAGGAGACCCCTATGAAACTATCTGGGCTAAATAGTACAGATAGAGAACAAGCATTAAAAAATGCTGTTGCAGTCCTCAAATCTAAAAAACCACGCATTACTGATGAAGAAGCAGTTTCCATTGCACACGATATGCTCGTTGCATCAGTTCCGTCAATCTGCGCTGGAGCAATCCAGAAGATTGCAGAATCCGAACAAGACTACATTAGGCGTAGTCAGTTATGGAATAAAGCAACCGTAAGTAGAACCGACAATGCGAAAGAGGATAAATAACTTTTGCGTTCAATCGCTACTGGGTTAGCGATATGGTTGGGCGTAATCGGTTTTACCCAGATTTTTTGGGAAGAGCCACAACCTGAATCTATCGTTCCCATTTACGCATATAATCCTAATTTACTCAAGCATGCCCGAAACTTTGAGCAAGCAAACCATCCAAACAGGAGTCGCTCCTATGCTCGGATACTTATGCGTGAGTTCAATTGGGACAATAAACAATTTGAGTGCCTAAACAAATTGTGGGAAAGAGAATCAAACTGGAAGCATACGGCAGACAATCCAAAATCTTCTGCTTATGGCATTCCACAAGCCCTTCCGGGGTCTAAAATGGCTAGTGAGGGTTCTGATTGGGAAACCAATCCTAAAACTCAAATTCGGTGGGGATTGAGATATATTTCCCAGCGATATGAAAACCCCTGCAATGCTTGGAATTTTTTCCAAAGGAAAAATTACTATTAGATAAATGATTGATGGAGGTCGTAATGAACCATCGTGCAAACATTCGTGAGTTCAATAGACTTGCCACCATCATAACTAAAGACATAACAGATTTACCTGATGAACAATTAAATGAATTAAAAACTATTGCACAAAAATTTTATCTACATTTAGAATTTGAAAACTCTTACAGAATGTCCTTGCAAAAAGTCGAAGAACCAGTATTGTTGGCGACATGAGTTCTGAAGAAGAAAACAAAGTACCTAGTGCTAAACCAATTGAAGATGCGATAGCAGAACTAGGTCGTGCAGCGTTTCAACAACCAGCGATTTGTACAGGTTGGGTACTTGTATCCGAATGGTTTGGTGGCGAGAACGAATATTGGATTATGGCTATACATGACGAAAACTCACCACCTTGGAGACATTCAGGGATGCTTGACTATGCAATCAATCGTGTAGCAGATGAAATTGACACATATTTAGGAGAAGGGGTTGATGACGATGACGAAGAAGAAGATGACTAAACAAGAGCGTGATGAAATATTGAAACAATTGCATGAAGATAATGATGCAAAGATTGAAAAACTGATAGAAGAACGATTTCCTTACATGAAAATAAGAATGGAAAGACCAAGGGAAACGCCAAAACCATGAACCAAGAAAAATATACCCCAGTTAAACTACACTTAGCCAAATGGCGAGACCAAAAAAACCTAAACCAAAATATAGTAATCCTGTTTTCTTATCGCTCGCCCCTTGTCGGAATGCAAATCCGAAACTCTTTGATGCTATCACTATACAAACAGCGCAAGAAGCATTAGATTATTGTCGAGGTTGCAATCTTTGGGATGATTGCTCTCACTATGTAAGACCTTCAATATCTTATTACGATGGTGTTGCAGCAGGTGCAGTTTGGGAAAATGGTAAACGAATTGCACAACTAATTAGGAAAAAACCTAAAAAGGAGTAACATGTCGGTCTACGAAGTTCCAAACTTCCAAGACCCTCCTTGTTCTTTCACAGACCCCGAAATATTTTTTGCTAGTGAATTGCCGGGTGTTTCTGTTGTTGAAAATTATCGTCAAGCCAGAAAAATTTGTATGGGATGCAAATATCGTGAACCTTGTGCAGAGTATGGTTTACATAATCGTGTCAAAGGTGTTTGGGGTGGACTTTCTGACCAAGAACGCGAATTGATTAGGAAACTCCGTAACATCATACCTAAACCTCTTGACCTAGGTACTATACTGATTTCCAAAGCAACACCTAAATCACAAAAAAAGATGAAAAAACAGAGGGAGAAAACAAAATGAGTACAGCAATCACTATTGTTGGAAATCTTGCTAAAGACCCAGAAATGGTTGTGAAAGAAAACTTTCGTTTAGCAAAACTTACCGTGATGACATCTAAATCTAAAAAAAATTCTGATGGCACATGGTCAAATGAAGGCACAACAGCATGGTCTTGCACAGCGTTCGATAAGTTGGCGAGCAATATTCAATCTAGTTTGAAGAAGGGCGACCCAGTTATCGTTATTGGTGAAGTTGCCTACAATTCTTGGACAGATAAAGATGGTAAACCTGCTGGTCGTATGGAAGTAACGATTAAAGAAATTGGTATGTCTTTGAAACGATTCGCAGTTGATGCTCATAGGGCTGAAGTTGTTAATCAAAAGTCTGACCCTTGGGAAACACCAAAGGAAGACACTTGGGTATCTGGAGTTCCTTTCTAAACCCTAGTTTGGTATAGTTAGGTTTGACAAGGGTGATGACCCAACGGTAACCCCTTTCACCGAGTGGAAGACTCTAAGCCCTTGTCACCTAAGAGTCGGGAGAACTAATGGGAACAATTAAATGTTTATATTGTCCAATGATTCTGGATACAGAAATCAGAGCAGACAACAAAACTTATATCGTGCAAAACGATTTTGAACACTTACAAGAACATTTATATCCAGACCATAAAGAAATAAGAGAAAACGAAGAAGCAATCGAAAGAATAGAAAACTTTATCTAAAATTCATTACTGGGGTTGATATACACTTAATCCCAGTATAATTTTTAAGATGGAGAACCAAAATTCTAGTGTAAATTTTGTAACTCTCGATGATGCAGCAGTAATGATGCACGAACTTTTTTTATCATTATAGAAGGCTGGATTCTCGGAGACACAAGCATTACGCTTAGTTTTGGGTTTATCAAGAGACTAGAGGTTTAAGTGGCAAAACCAGATTTATCAGAGTTTGGTTCAACAGGGTTAAAACACTCTGGTGGCACAGTATTTGAAGAATTTTTAACTAACCTTCGTGGCAGACAAGGCGCACGAATTTATCGTGAAATGTCTGATAATGACCCAACAATCGGTTCAATACTTTACGCAATAGAAAAAGTTATTCTTCGCCTCGAATGGAGAGTAGACCCATTCAAAGACAATTCTCAAGATGGTCAAACTAATCCTGCTGACCAAGAAGTCGCAGAGTTCGTTTACTCATGTTTGAACGACATGTCAGATTCTTGGGATGCAACACTCACACAAATTTTATCAATGCTTATTTACGGATATTCATATCACGAAATTGTTTACAAAATCCGTGGTGGAGATTCCAAAGACCCTAAACGCAGGTCAAGATACAACGACAACAAAATAGGTTGGCGCAAGTTCGGTATTCGTGGACAAGAAACACTTTGGCAATGGATGTTTGATGCAGAAGGTGGCATCCAAGGCATGATTCAATCAGACCCTTCAGCATCAATCAACATAAGACCAATACCTATCGAAAAAAGTTTACTATTCAGAGTTAAGATTGACAAAAATAATCCAGAAGGTCGCTCACTTTTAAGAAACGCATATCGCCCTTGGTACTACAAGCATCGCATTGAAGAAATCGAAGCAGTTGGTATTGAAAGAGATTTAGCAGGATTACCAATCGCATATATTCCACCAGAATATTTATCATCAACAGCATCAGCAGACCAAGTAACATTCCGTAACGCTATCGAAACGATTGTGCAGAATGTTAAGCGTAACGAACAAGAAGGAATCGTTATGCCTTTAATGTATGACGAATCTGGTCACAAAATGTTTGAGTTGAATCTTTTATCAACAGGTGGTCAAAGACAATTTGATACAGATAAAATTATTCAAAGATACGACCAAAGAATCGCAATGTCAGTTCTTTCAGATTTCATTCTTCTAGGTCATGACCGTGTTGGTTCTTATTCTCTTGGCACAGCGAAAATGGATTTATGGTCAATGGCAGTTGATGCTATCGCTAACTCTATTGCAGAAGTTGTAAACCAGTATGCTATTCCAAGATTATTGAAACTTAATGGTATGGATACAGACAGAATGCCAGTATTAACTTATGGTGAAGTTGCACATATTGATTTAACAGAAATCGCAGATTATGTTTCCAAGTTAGCAAACTCTGGTCTAATCATGACTGACCCTAACCTTGAGAACTATTTGCGTGAACTTGGTGGTCTTCCACCTGCTGACATGAATAATGCACAAGCAATGGGTGTTGTGCCAACGAATAACAAATATTTGACACAAGATGAACAAGCCTTGATAGATGAAATGGCTAACGAAGGGAATACGGCTTCGCCTACGGAAGATGTTGAATAATGATTCATACATCCAAAATAGTTAAAGCCGAGAAACTTACACCTGAAGAGATAGCGTTAGCATCCGTTATTCAGAGAGCAGTTAATTCTGCTTGGCAAAGAGTTGATGAGAAACAACTTGCTCGCGCTTTGCGTGACTTGAACGCTACACAAATAAATCAGATTGTTGATTCTTTATCTATTCGTGTTTCTGATAGGGCGATGATAAATCAGATTCGTAACGCTGTTGCCTCAACAGTTGGCGAGGCATCAAAAAATATTCGTGCTGTTTTGCGTGGACAAAATCGTAATCTTCCAAGACAAGTTAATCCACTTAATGCTGGCGAGTTCATTAACCTTGACCCAACAAATCTTCCCTCGTATCTTCGACCAACATTAACAAATTTTAATTTCAATTACACAGACCCGAGAGCATTATTGTGGGCAACAACTAGAGCAGGACAAATAGTTACAGCAGTTGATAATTCGACAAGGGACTCTATTCGACAAATCATTGCTCGTTCTTTCCAAGACCAGATAACAGTTCGTGAGACAGCGAAAGTTTTGCGTAATGTTGTTGGTTTGCATCCTCGCTGGGCTAACGCAGTTTACGATTATCGTGACAGATTGATAACACAATATGAAGATGAAGGTTTAACAACATCTAGGGCAACAACTAGGGCTGATGAAATGTCTGCCAAATATCGAACAAGTCTTGTTCGTGCTAGAGCATCAATGATTGCTCGTACAGAAATCCAGTTGGCACAAAATCAAGGAAGATATTTAGGTTGGACACAAGCATACGAAACAGGTTTACTTGATGGCACTTCAACAAAGATGTGGCTTACTGCTGCATACGATGTTTGCGATATTTGTTTAGATTTGCAAGGTCAAATTGTTGGTTGGAATTCTCCTTTCACTAATGGTGATTTGATGCCACCAGCGCACCCTAATTGTCGTTGCACATCGGTTCTGATTCCTCCTGATAGGGGAACAGTGTCTCCCGAAGAAATGCAAGATGAGTTCGTGGAAGAGTTTTGATGACTGTAAAAATTCGTTTCCAACCCGGTCTTAAACCAATCATTGAAAAACATGAACAACATGACCAACAGTCCCACGGTAATTGGGCAACAGGTGGTTTGGATATTGTTCCTGACATTACTGAAGATATGAAAACTTATTTTGGAAAAAACTTGGAAGAACATCTTGAATCCAAAGGGTACAAAGAAATTATGAAAAGAAAAGAAAATAAAATTGAAGGCAAAAATGATAATGAAAATATTACTTTAGAAATTATCGCTGAAAAACAAGGTTTTGCTGGTAAACCCAAAGTGGTTTCTTCTGAAGAAATGGCACAATTAGAAAAAGAAGGTTGGACTATTGCCTACCGAGGTATAGCCAATCCTAAAATGTATGGTTCAAATCTTCCTTCTGCCAAAGATTTTGCTGACGAGTT